CAGCGTCATGTCACGCAGGCTCGTGGTGCGGCCGTCCGTGTACTGGGAGACGATGCTTTCCTTCAGTGCGTCACGATCCGATGTCGGAAGGCGGTTCAAAAGGCTGTAAAACGCCGAGTAATTCTCGGGCTTGTTTAGCCGTTTACGGGTGTTGATGTCTATCTGCATGGTACTTACTGTTTTAAATTATTTTAAAAGGCTGCCCCTATTCATCACGAACCGGGACAGGTTGCTACTTTTGTAGCTGCAAAAATCAAAAAATGTTTAACTCTAAAAAAACAATTCAATATGATTAGTGAATACGACTTCGAACGTCTCATGATCCAGCAGTACGTCCTCTACAAGAAGTTAGTCCAAATTCAGGACAAAGTCAACGGAAGAAACATCTCACGATCTGACATTATTCTGTTTGATGACTTCAAAAAAGAAGTGGACATAATCCAAAAAATCATGAGAGAAAAGAAAATCAACTCCTAAAGTACTCCCCTCCGAAATTCTCTGGCGGGTAGTAAAAGGTCTTTTTGCACAATAGGATACCGAACAAACGGTATTCTATTGTCGAACTGGTAACATATTTGCCGGTATCGGTCTGTACCCTGAATATTATTTGTATCATATATGTACTTATTTTACTGGTTAATAACTTCAACCGACACCACACTGTTCCTGTTGGTGTTGATCGCCATAATGTATCTGTTTCCTTTCTGTCCTTTCTCGTAAAGATAAGCCCAGTTCTCCTCAACCTCCACGTAACCTTGGCGGTCAACCGGAAGACCGAAACCGTTCACGATTTGCACACGGACCTTCAGACCTTCGAATTTCTTGAATATATTGCTCATAATATTGAAGTGTTACAGGTTATTCAACTCTTATCCTTCCGGTGTATTGGTTTCCCCGAAACTTCATCCCCTTGGTGAAGCCGCCCGGATATCCCAGTTCCTTACTTCTCGCGTTTGCCAGCAACAGATGTTCCCGGCTAAGGGAGGCTACAAAACCTTTGTCCTTTTCCAGTCCCATCTCTCGGGCTTTCCGGGTGACACTGCGTTCGGAAACACCGAGCATTTCAGCCAGCTCCCGGTTGAGGGTATTGTGATAGTGGCGACGCATGATGGAAAGCATATTGCCGTTCCAGAAGATACGCGTCGAGTAGCCGTTATGCTCCACGATCCGCCCCTGGGTCCGGTGCATGAAAGTACCATCGGGAACCTTCCGGGTCTTACGGTACCGCTCCCGTTTGTATTCCAGCACACATTCATGACACCAGGAATTCCGGCCCCCGTTCTTCAGCGGATAAAATTCACGCATCCACAACTTGCGGCCGCAATGCGGACAGACACGTTTACGTTTCTGTTTGTTGTTATTCTCACTCATGGCTGTTTATGCTACATTCATCAATTCAAATTTTCCCGCCAAAACGGGATAACATTGATATCCGCCTTTCTCACCTGGGCCTGCATCAGCGCCATGGACAGCAACATGCAGACACGTTTGTCAGTTTTGACGGTTCCAGATATGGAACCCACAACATGGTCACCCTTGCCAGTCACGATTGAACCCGCAACCTGCTCAAGCCCGTCCGGATGCTCCTCACTGGCCGCAACGCTCATAAAAGCGCTCAGGTCGTTCTCCTTACAAAAGTTCTCCACATACCGGCAGAGTTCCATTACTGCCTCTTTCTGTTTTTCTGTAATCATTTTAGTAAAATTTTAATGGTTGATAATATGTTATTTTTCAATAATATAATCGCACTCAAGAACCTTGACACCACCGTAAAATGTCACTTTGGACGTATCAGTGATACCGAAATGTTCTTTATCCGCGAAAATCATATTTTTCACACCGGACTTCATTTGCCGGACAACGTCCTTAGCCCTTTTATCAGTCCAGCCATGGGCGGCAAAACCAGCCTTGAACTGGTAAGTGGTCGTTACGGCACCGTTCTGAATCCTAGTGGAAACAGTAACTGTACCCACACAATTCTCTATTGTTTTCTTCTTTCCCATGATGATTATTTATTTGTTGGTTTCCAATCCACTGTTATTATCGCATCCAGCTCACCGCTGCCTTCACAGACCGGACAAGGTTTCCGCACATCCTCGCGGCTGCCTTCCTCCGTTCCCCAGAACCAGCCGTTACCCTTGCAGTAACCACACTTATGGCCGGTACTGACAAAGTTCTCACGGTTCATGCCCTTACCCATATAGGTGGGTGGACAGATATCCAGTTGTTTCTTTACCCTACTCATGCTTGGCCCCCTTTCTGTTTCGGCCCCGCCACATTCCAATAGTCATAGGCACCCTTCTCCCAAATCGTGTATTCACCTGTGGCCCCCTGATAACGTCCTTTACTGAAGGCGACGTAGCCCTCCACCCATATCTTCAGGTCTGCATCATACATCACACTCGTGGCCGCATCACCTTTAGGATTCTTGCCGCGGGCATGGCTGATGAAAACAAACAGCTTGTCCGGAAACTCCTCCTTCAGCTGGATATAGTCACGATACGTCATCTGTGTGTATTGGAAGCTGTCAATAATCACGATGTTGAAACTTTTATGACGCCGGAGCCTGATCTTCAAGGTGGGAATGTCCTCCTTGATGAACGCCAAATGGCGGCTTACCTCGGCCATACCAAAGCGCCGCAGGTTATTCTGGACTGTCAAAGAAGTTCCTTCCTCCAGGGAGTTGAACGCCACACGGTCATACTTGCAAAGTTCCTTGCAGAGCTGCATCACAAAGGAGGTCTTTCCGTTGCCGCTATTGCCCCACACGAACCAGCAGCCCCGGACTTCCGGAGTGTCGAAGGCATCCTTCCATTTCCCCTCGAAAGGGAACACGTCGTACTTCTTGTTCAAGATGTCCCTGACATTCAAGGCACGCTTCATGCCGGCCTTTTTATTATCCTTTTTCTCTTCTTCCATAGTCAGAACAGTCTTAGTTGTCGGATATTGTCAATTCGGTCAAGCACGGCCTGCCGTGCAGCACCCCGCAGCTTCTCATGGCAGAGCATCCTGCCGAGTGCCCACAGAAGGGCATTCTCACGGGTGGCAAACTGTCCCCATTTGCGCCCCGGGTTGAAACCGCCGCCGGAACCGTCCACCTCCATGTGAACGCCGGAGGTCCACCAGCCGTCCTGCTGCCCCACAAGGGCATCCAGATAGTCGCGTCCATTACGGTAAACGGTCACAGTCTCGTATTCCGTCAGAACGGGATAATCACTCCAGGGAGCGGGAAGCTGGTCACGGCCGTCTATTCTCAGGTATTCAAATTTGTTTTCCATATCCTTTAAATTACGTTTGAACGGTATTTGAACGGGAATCATTCACCCGTCATGCGTTTTACCTTGTGAATGGACTTCCTCACACGGCGCAAATCAAAGTCACATGTCGAAGCCTCCTTTATCACATTGTCGATATCCCTCTTGTCGGTCACCCCATTGGCGGAACAGATCGCGAACACGTCATTCACATCCGTGGGTTCCAGTTCATAGAATTTCCGACCTATACGGCTGTAGAACTCCTTGTAACCAGGCTTCTGGTAGCGCAGGCCGTTACTGATGCGTTTGGCAATATAATCAGTACTCAAGAACACAACACCGCATTTCTCCTCCAGCTTATTGTACAGGCTGATAAAGTAGTGGAACACCGGTTCGGTCAGCTTGTCCGCCTCGTCGAACACCAGCAGGGGCGCGTCCATCTGGATGATGTCATCCAATATAAGTCCCCACACCTCACGGATATTATACCCTTCGGTCCGGATTCCGACCGTACGGGCGATCTCGCGGACAAAGTCGCCCTTCTTCATGTCCTCCGAGCAGAGGATGTAGAAAACCTCCCTGTGCTCCTGAAGGTAAACACGGGCGGTGGTGCTCTTGCCGCAGCCGGCCTCGCCGGTCACCCAGGTGACGTTGCGCCAGCGCTGCGCGTCGGAAAGCACGCCCGTGATCTCCTGGTAGGCACCCGTCTCCACGATCTGCCAGCCCGTGGTGTCCATGCCGCCCACCTGCGAGGCGACATTGCGGAACATCTCGTCACTGATGTTCTCGTAACGGCCGTTCAGGATGTTGCTCACCGTACCCACGCTGACACCCTTCAGGCTGCCCGCGGCCTTCGTCTGGCTCGGGTACTTCGCCACGTAAGCGCGGAGGCGCTCGCTGACGGCGTTCTTCTCTTTCATTGTAATTTCCATAATCAATAATTTTTATCTTGTTATAAATCTGTCACTTATAATTTCCCGACCACCTTGCGGATGCTCACTTCCTTCTTCTCGAAGCTGTCCCATGTCACGTTGCTGATGACCTTCATGTCACGGCCGATGGAAGGACGGGCCGGCTGGCCGTATTTTCTCGTGCGACGGTCAATCTGGCGTTGCGCCTCCTTTCCGAGACCTTTCAGGTCAGGGGTGCGCAAACCGTTCTGTTCCGGTGCGACACCATGCTCATACTCGATGTCCTTGGCGACGACCTGACGGTTTATACGCTCATTGACGACGGCCTCCTGCTGGGCGCGGATGAAACGTTTTTCGGCTTCCGTCTGCTCCTGCTGGGCACGGTGGATCATCAGCGGGAACGAGGCCACACACTCGAAACGCATCGCTCCGCCCTTGTCCTTGTAAAGCAACCGCACGCTGCTCATGTCATAGGGATCGTACTGGACATAGAACTTCCTGTAGGTATTACGCCGGCGCCATTCCAGGTCAGGCTCACCGGGAGCGGAGAAAACCTCGTAAGGGTATTTCTTTCCCTGTACCGTGATCTCGATGCCGCTGGCGGTGAACAGCGACGGTTTATCGGTCGTGTACCAGAACATCTCCACCATATCGGGAACGCTGACCGGATCGGTGGCCTCGTTCACGCTGGTATTGTACATCTCGATACGGGGGATGCCGGTGGCCGGGTGTTTCATCGAGTTCCACTGCTCACGGGCGGCGGCATACTGTTCCTTCAGTTCCTCCAATGTGGGAAGGGAGTCGATATTCGCGTTGATGAATTCCAGGTTCGGACGGCTTGTATCTCTCTTTGCCGTAACATTCTGCCCGGTGAAACCGAAAAGTTTCTTCAACACCTGGCTCTGGAAGCGGTAAAAGATGTTCTCGATCGTCTTGGACTCGCCGTTATACGGGGCTGTCGGGCGGTGGATGCGGCTGATCTTCGAGAAAAGCCCCAGCGCCGCGTTCTTCTTGTGGCCGCCCTGGTTGTCGCACACGATCTCGTAGGGTTTGTGCCGGCTCGTCTGGATAGCCATGCGGAAAGCATGGTACTGGGCGATATAGTCCTCGTTGTCGCTGATGTAATAGCCAAGAAGCACCTCGCTGTAGGCGTCCACCACCTCGTACACGCTTGTAGTACACTTGTTTCCGTTCTCATCACGGTAGTAGAGGTTCAGCTTCGTGCCGTCGCCATACCAGAGGCTGTCACGACGGCCCGGAAGGATGGTCCGGTGCTTGCGGTCATAACGCTGGTGCGCCTTCATCTCCCCATAGACCGCATCGTACCACAGGGGTTCGACACGCGGGCTGTTGAACCATTCGCGGAGGCTGCGGGGACTCTTCAGGGGCTTCCAGCCACGTTCCGGAGCGACACGGTTGTACTCCTCGAAGATCTCCATATCAGTATAAACCGGAACGCGGCTGCGTTTCAATGCAACAAGGTAACGCCCGCCGTCCTCCTCGATCTTCAGCGTGTTGCTGTTGCCGTATTTACCGCTCACAAGCACACCGTAGTTGTCGGGACGGAACTTGTTTATCAGGGCTTTCAACCGGCCCACACTGCCCGGGAGGCTGTGCCCGTACACCGGACGCCACTCCTCACTCGTGACAAGCAGAAGCTCCCAAAGGTTACGGCGGAAGCCGGTCAGCTTGTTATTGGACGAGCTCAAGCGTTTGAACTCTTCCATCAGCGCGTTCAGTACCGAGGCATTCCAGGTGTATTCCTTCTTCACGTCCACGGGAAGCGCGACCATCTCACCGTTCTTGTAGTAGCGGTAATCCTCGAAAAAGCTCTCGGCCTTCCCGTCTTTCTTCACTATGTTACGGATCATTTCCTGTCTCATTTGCTGTTCGGGTTCGCCATGACGCTCAACCCAACGTTTCTTGTATTTCTCGGGAAGGGAGGAATAGGAATATAGGGCGACATTACCCTCGCCGCCACCACGGTTGACACTTTGGATATTACCACGGTGTACATTCTGGCGTAAAGTATCGGATCGTATGATAGGATCATCGCCAGAAGTAAGTTCCTCATGGGTTGCACACAATATATTATCAAAGTATTCCATCTCCCTGTTCGATTATCAGTCCTCCAAATCATTCAAAGGGACATGCCTCTTCAACAACCGCGCCGAAGCCCCGAAGTTCAACACAACGAGAAGCTCCAATAACGGGTGGTCAAAGACCACGGAAAGCAGGATCCCGAAACTCAGACAGAAGTAAAGCACGCAAAGGCGTTGCTTATAGTTCAGCCGCATAAACCAGCGCAGCTGGTCACCGAACAATGACATCAACTCACTTTTCATCGCTTTCCTTCTTTTGAGGGTTACCACCTACCTTGGTTCCACCACGCTCGATGGCGAGCTTGCGGATGGAACGGGCCAACTTACTGTTCTTGCGGAATGCAAGGGAGTGGGAAACCATTTCCCGGGAACAACCCAGTAAACCGGCTATTTTACCCACCTCGCTGTATTCTACGACTATTCGCTCTTTCATAATTCGCTGATAAGTTAAATTATTGTAGCGGGCGGTCGCGGACTCGAACCGCGGACCATGGCCTCTCCCTTGCGGGAGTTTGGCGTGTTCTACCAACTGAACTAACCGCCCCGGAAATCTATCGGAGTTCTTCTATTGTCGGGGTAACCCGGTAATCAAAGCAGGAACGGCAGTAAGCCAGGCCACATTCGTTCTCACAGACCACGATGCCGGTCAACGCATCAATCTGGTAGGCGAAAATATTTTCGTCATCATTCAACGCTTTAAGGGTGGCAGCAAACAGATCCATTTCTGCCCAGTCAACGGTTACTTTTAATGCTTTCATTTTCTTCTTTTTATATTTCTCATTGTCACCTCAAGCCTTTTTTGTAGCTTTGGGGCGGTGTTCACACTTTGAACACGTGGCAAATATAAGTCATCTTTCGCAAATTGCAAAACAATCTGCGAAATAATTTCGCAAAACATAAAAACAATGAATAAAAAAGAAAGATTAGAGGCTATTATAAAGCATTACAGTGACGGAAAACCCTCTGTTTTTGCAAAGTTAATAGGGGTTGCTCCCTCAACTATAAGCTCGTGGCTGTCGCGGGATACACTTGACTACGATCTTCTTTTTGCAAAATGCGAAAACATATCATCAGAATGGCTTTTGACTGGTAGGGGAGAGATGATTAACATACAAACTGCCACTTTTAATAATAAAACTACCCTGCCACAAAAAGAAAGTACGGGAATAGAAGACAAATTATTAGCAATTATAGCAGATAAAGATGCCACTATCCGAGAGATGGCAGAGGAAATAGGTGTACTTAAGCAAACAATCGTGCAACTTAAACAGGACAATTTGGAGCGTGTTTCAGGTGCGGAGAGTTCAACACTTGCAGACGCCGGGTAA